TACCATTGATGTTATACCCATTGTGTTCTCCATAAGATTTACTCTTACAGGGTGCCACAGGTATAGAAGAAAGTCAAGTGCAGTTAAGAACGCCCCAGACCCGCTGTCCGTGAACCCATTCGCTTACTACCAGACCCAAGCGTCTAAGTCTTCGAAGGTAGTAGAGCGCGGCATCTAGTTTCATCCGCGCTCTTGTAGCCACTTCAAGGTCCGTGAGCCACGATCCTTTGGCGATAACTTCGATTATGGTTTTAAATCCAGTATCCGTCATTACGAAGGCTCCTGACGTATCGGTCGAGTTCTTCTGCGGCGCACCAGTAGTTTTGATCGGCGTTAGGCAGGGGTTCTTTTACGAACCGTGCATCTTGGCATCTATCGACTTCTCGTCGAAGGAATTTCAGTTCGGATTCTTGAAAGGGGTTGAGTTCTTTTTGGATGCGTTTAATGTCTTCTTCTTGCATAGTTCTATTTCTTTCCTTTGTTCTTGAATAACCTCGAACTGCCGTTCTAGTTCGAGGAACTGTTGATCAATTTCGGAGAACAGTTTAACTGCGTCTGGCATTGCTAATATCTCCCAGCACTTTATCCAGAAACTTATTGGCGTCTCTGTTAGCCACTCTGACGATACGTGCGTGACCGTCATCCAGATTTATGCAGCGCACTATTTTGGGCAGCATATCGTCCCAATCTCCCTGCATACCGTATGACCAGACCATGTACGCAATCAGGGTGGACATTTCATCGGGGTTAAGCTGCGTTGGGCAAGCCTGTATGATGCCTTCTGCCACTTCTGATAGGTGGTTACTCATAAAAACTCCTCCAGTCCCTTAAACATGATCTGATAGCGTCTAGCGCGGCCCACGACCCGTTCTATTGGATCGTCTGTTTCTGCCAATACTTCTTCCAGAGTATAACCTTTTTGGGACAGTTCCAGAAGTTTTTGTGCGGCGAGTGAGCGGTTAATTTCCGAGAGCCGCGGTCCGCCGCCTTTGACCTTATTTTTGACGATACCGTAATTAGGTTTTTGGCCCTCGTAGGGTTCCAGCATTCTGGCGTTTTCTATTTTCGCTAGGGTCTTCCACTCTTCCAGTACCGTTAAGTCCATAGTTCCCTCCCAGAAACCGTTTAAGCATTTGCATCATAGCCATTGGGGATTTGGCTTTCACCAATTCCCTCAACCGCCTGTTTTCCTCGCACACGCGTTCGTATTCTTCGCGGTGAATCATCATCAGTGCCTAGTTTTCTGGGCTTCTTTTTGCCCTTCGGCGGACAGGGCGTCCCAATCTTTAATCATGTAGGGCAGCTCGTTTGCCACGCAATATCCGGTCACGGTGTATAGTGCCAACTCGTTCATTTCGGGTTGAATAACGACTAGGAGGTTTTTGCCGTCATTATCCCTGTCAAGTAGGCGCATAACAAAGTCACTTTTTTCTTCGGCTTCCCACGCCATACAGCCGTCGTCTGTGGTTGCGGCGCACGGTCCGACGATAGCGGACAGGTAGCTTATATGCCAAGCTTTATCGCTCATTCTATTCTCCAAACTCTGAAGCCGCCCATAGTCACGCTTCTCACGGTTACTTTAATCCCGAGGCTTTCTGCTTTTGAATAGATGCCCGCTGGCGCGGTTACATCTGAAACGTGGAAGCTGTCGCCAACTTCCATGTCTTCCAAAAGCGCGAATTTCCCTTTCCGCTGTGACGCGGGAAGGGGGATGTTTTTTTCTATCTTATAGTTCATTCTTCAGCCGCCATTCTAATCACGCGGCGAACGTTTGAACTAAGGTCATCCATAAAGCCGCTAGATATTTGAATTTTGCTCTGATCTTTCATGCGGCGTTCTAACAGATAGACGCCTCGGCAGAACTTATCGTTTGCCACGGTTTTACCGCCAGTATTCAGTTTACCGTTTGGAAACATTATCTGTTCGCGGTAATTACGATACATAGAAGGCCAGAGGAAGTCTTTGTCGTTCTGCAACATATCAAGCACCGAGATAGCTTCGTAATCGGGCAATACCCGCCTGTGAACACAGTAAGCCATTGCGGCTTTAAATTGAACTGAATTAAAGCACCGATTGTTTTTTACCCAGCGGGTGTTTTGATTGAAGTGGTGCAGGATATCTCCCATATAAGTATCCGCGATCCGCGACACGGTGGCCTCGTCCTTGAGCCGTCCTTCTAGTCCAGCGCAGCGCATGAGGTATAGTATGGGCAGCACTATGTTGCTTTGGTTTAATCCTGTAATGTCTGCGACTGTTCGGGCTTTACCCAAGTCCAGAGACGCGTACAGTCTTTGGCACTCTTCTGGCGACTCTACACGGCACTGCACAACCACACCTTGGTCAGCGAGAATTACAGCCATACATCTATTTTGACCGTTATATAATACACCGTCTGTATCAACCAGAATAGGTGTTTCCATTGCGTCTACGACCCAGCGGCCTTGTTTAATTTTAAACGCCAACTCCTTAACGTGTTGATCTTTAAGCCCTCTGTGGATTTTTCGGTTGCTGTTCCAGTTATTGTTAAGCAACTCTGTCGCGGCTGCTTTATCAAGAAAGCGTGACTCAATCATTTTGTTCTCCTTTGTTTGAGTAAAGCTAAGATAAACCAACTATACGAGATAGTCAAGTACGGATAATAAATACTTGAACAACCCCTTAGTCTTAGGTTTTTAAAACGGATTTAAATCAGCATTTAAATCCGTCACGTTAACGTCGTTAGCGTGATTAACCGGACAAGAAAAAACCCTCACCGTGGGTGAACGGTAAGGGCTTAATGTTTATTGGAGAACAAACATCATCTCGGAAGAGATGCGTATTACATACGCGATAATATGGGAGTGGTCAAGCTTCTTCGTAGTATTGCTTGAGTTTATTCCGGACAGATTTTAGTTTGCTGTATTGGTCGAACATAAACCGTAGCTGTCCGCTAATGGTTCTGCCTTCGATTGCGGAAAGTATCTTCAGTTCTCGGTACACTTCCACCGGAACAAGCACTGATTTCCATTTTGTAGTATCCATCTTATGCGCCTTTGTGCGAGTTTCTGGGACTATATAAGATAAACGCTTGATGCACAACAAAAAACCCCCGCCTTGCTGAACCAAAGCGGGGGAGTTGAAGAGCAGACTATACTGCTTCGCCCCATGACGGACCCAACTCAACGTCACAAAGGCTTGGCACCTCTAATGGTACAGCATTTTGCATGATTAGTGCAACCTTTTCGGCCTCTTCTCGGGACTTAACTGACATAGCCAGTTCATCGTGTATTTGCAGCATGGGCAGATAGCCCTCGTTATACAGATCGACCATAGCTTTCTTGGTCATGTCCGCGGCGGACGCTTGGATCAGCCTGTTGAGTGCTTTGTATGTGTACGCTCTGACCAGCGGAGTATGCTTACCGTGTTCTAACACCGCTTGCTCGAACGGTAGTGCCTTAAACATTCCAAACTGTTTTGGTTCCCACAACTCGAAACGGCACTTTCGGCCCAGTAGGGACCGCACATGCCCAAGACTACCCCTCTGACTGAGGTGGTTCTGTACGCCCTTCATTAGTTCTTTCACAAACGGCACCCGCTCATGGTATTGGTTGATTAGACTTCTGGCTTGTTCCTCTGGCAGATCAAGTTCAATCGCCAGCTTACCTACGCCCATGCCATACATAATGCCAAGGTTCACGGTCTTCGCTTGTTTACGCGGGATGCCTGCCATATCTGCCACCATCGTATGGAAGTCGGTCCGCGGATCGTCATTATAGCTTTGTACAAACTCTGGGACGCCCCCTAGCACTCTGTTCTGGCTTTCACCGAAGGCGTGTGCGTAGTGAACCAAGATGCGCGGCTCTTGCTGAGAGTAGTCGATAGCGGCCCACTGTTCGCCTTCTTCTGGCAGGAACAGGGACCGGATCATTGGTCCTATCTCAGGGTCGCGGGCGGGGATTTGTTGTAGGTTGGGGTTATTCATGGAGAACCGCCCAGATACAGTACCGCCGTCATCTGATCTAATTTGGTTTATGTGGCTATGTATACGTCCATCTGAGTTACAGAAGGTCAGGATGTTGTTGATGAACGTTCCTGACGTTTTGTTGAGGTTCCGCGCTGCTACGATCAGTTTAGGTAACTTATCGGGATGTTCTGACAGAAACTTCTTTGTGAAGGACGGCGAGCCCTTTTCTGTTTTAAAGTATTCTATGCCTAGTTTATCGAAGGCTTTGGCGATAGATGCCGCGGCCCAGATTTCTATGTCGCAACCGGAGATACGTTTTATTTCCTTGTGGACTTCTTTTTCTCTCTTTAGGATTGCGTTCCGCGTTATTTCGGCTTTGTCCATATCGACGCGGATACCGCGCCAAGTCATTTCTACGAGGCAGGGCAGGAGGTCCAGTTCGAGCTTTGTGACGGCTTCGATGTTTTCTTTGCCCACCTGTACGGACAGGTAGTCCCACAGTTTAAGTGTAATCTCTGCATCGTTCTGTGCGTATGGCCCGACAAACATTGCAGGCATCTTCCACATTTCTGCTTTTGCATCGAACCCGAAGTCGGCAGCGGCGGCGTTCAGTAGCTTTTCTGACTTGGCTATACCTAGAAGTTCGTAGCAGAGGTTGTTGAGACTGAAACTTCTGCGGTTTTCATCAAGCAGGGACGCCACAACCATCGTGTCGATCACTCTGCCTTTTACATCAAAGCCCATGCG